TGCAGTGTCCCCGGCCCCAGTTAGCCTCGAGGATCAGCGCAAGAAGAAGACACCGAAGGACATGACCGACGCCGAGCTTGAGGAGGAGCAGAGTGCAGCCAACACCGACCCCGAGATCGGCTTCGACGAGACTGACCCTGCCTAGAGGCCGCGCGTACGATCCGTGGGCGCATGCTGACGCTCTCGGTATCGAGGTTGTCGTGCGACGGCTGCGGACGGCGAACGGTCGATGGTTCCCTGAGTACAACCAGATCCTCATCAGTGATCGGCTGCGTGCCGGCCATCAGCGTCTCACTCTTGCGCATGAGCTCGGGCACGGCCACTTCGGTCATCCCGATGACCGTCCGAAGTTCGAGCAGCAGGCGGATCGGTTCGCGGCTAACAACCTCATCTGCCCCGAGGAACTAGCCGACTTGTACGAGTGGTGTCCCGATGAGCAGCGCATCGTTGCGGAGCTTGGGGTGACTACTCAGCTGTTCCGGGCGTTCGTACTGGACCGCGCCGCTTAGAACGACGAAAGGCCACAGTTTCGGCTACTGGTTGTAGCGTGAAACTGTGGCCTTTCTAGTGTTCCGTAGTGCCCCCGGAGGGAGTCGAACCCCCGACCTACGGTACCGGAAACCGGCGCTCTATCGGATTTGAGGTTGCAATACGCGCATATGCGTAGTAGCGTCTCATATGTAGCGAACAGGGCGAATAGCCTGCACGACGTTGGCTACACGAAATGGCTACTACCAACCTTGGCCGGAAGGGAGCAGTGATGATCCGCCAGCGGAACATCCGTAGAAGACCAATGCACGTCGGAGTGACCAACCAACAGATGTGGTCAGCGCATGGGAGAAGACTGATATGACGCCACGCAAAGCAAGCAGGGGGCGGCGTGGAGACGGAGCCATCTACAAAGAGGCGTCCGGACTCTGGGCTATAGCGATTGAACTACCGCCGATCCGGTGGAAGAACGACGGGACACCGGTCCGCAACCGCAAGGTGCAGCGGTTCAAGACCCGCAGCGAAGCCAACGCCGCCCTCCGCGACCTGCGCGAGCAGAAGAGGCAGATGGGAACACTCCCCGGCTCCTCCCCCACCGTGGCGTCATGGTTCGACAAATGGCTACGGGTACACGTGGTGCCACGCAAGCGCCCGCGAACCGCCGACACGTACCGGACGTACGTGAATCAGTACATCGTGCCGGCGTTTGGGCCGGCTAAGCGCCTCGCTCAGATCGGCCCGGAAGAGGTGCGACGGATCGAGTCGTACGTCTACAGCAAGGGCCTCTCTCCCACCACGGCCCGCAACGCCTACCACTACGCGTCGGCTGGGCTCGAAGCTGCAGTGCGTGAGGGTCTGCTGTTGAGCAACCCTGCGTCCCGGGTGGAACCTCCACTCGCAGGCGTCCCAGACCTGGACGTGTTCAGTCTCGACGACGCGATCAAGCTGCTCGAGCACCTCGCGACGCACCCCGACCGGGCTCTCTGGATGGCCTACCTTCTGACCGCCGCACGACGGGGGGAGATCGCGGGTCTCGAGGTTGATCGGGTAGGCGACACGCTTGACATCTCTTGGCAATTGCAGCGTCTCGCATACACGCACGGATGCCTGACGCCATGCGGCCGGAAACGCGCCGGCAACTGCCCCGACCGGCGCCTCGACGTACCGAACGACTATCAGGTGCGGCCGATCGCTGGCGGACTTCACCTGACCCGCCCGAAGTCACGCGCGGGATGGCGCACCATTCCTCTCGTGGACCCCCTACGAAGCGTTTTGCGCTCCCATATCGCCGGCATGCAGCCGAACCCCTGGGGGCTGCTCTACGCGGGCACACACGGGCGCTACGGTACTGTCACGCCGCCCGACCCTGACCGGATCACCAAGGAGTGGCCCAAGCTGCGTAACGAAGTGTTCGGCCCTGGTCGCCGAGTCCGACTGCACGACGTTCGCCACTCGACAGTTGACCTGCTGTACCTCGCGGGCGTCCCTGAAGACCTCATCCAGGAGATCGTCGGCCACTCCACACGGTCGATGACACGCGCGTACAAGTCACGTTCGGATCTGGTCCGGCTCGAATCCGCTATGCGGCGTCTATCCGCGCTGTTCGCGATCGAGCCCGTTCCCCCATCGCCCTTACCCGTCGAGCCGTGATCGGGCCCGCTCCGACGATCTGGTCCGCCGCATGCTATAATGGTCGAACGGCCCCTGATGGGACCGCGCCCCAGCCGAGGGAGCAACCAATCGGAGCCTTGTTAACTCCGAGGATTAGGCCCCAACCGACTCATAACCGGTTCGAGGGCCTTTTCTGTGCCCTGAGTTTTGCCCCGCACGTTCCCGCACCCGGCGAGCGGTGATCGGATCAGCCTTCATGCCCTCAACGGATCGAGCAGCCCGCCCAAGTAGCACGTAGTACCGCGCGGGGGTGAGTCCGAGTTCCGCCCGGATGGTTTCTTCTTTGTCCCCGTTGTGGCGTGGGTGTGCGTGTTCGAAGGCGAGTAGGTCGGCGGGCATCATGGGGGTATTGTCCCGCTGGCCACGGACATTGTCTGTGGTGGGGCGTAGTGTCCGTCGCATGCACCCTGATACGGCGTTGGATATCCGGTTGTCGGCGATCATCGCGCGGGGGCAGTTCACGACCGACCCGGTGACGATCATCGCTGAACTGCGTGCCACGGCCGGTCCCCGTACCGACGTGCTGCATGGGACGGTCGGGACATGGGTTGGTTACCACGGCGGTGACGAGCACCTGAGCGCCCTCACTGATGCGCTGCTGACCGAGTTTGGGCTAGACGCACTGCGACCCGGGATCGAGGTCGGGCAGTCACGGCGCGGGGTCGGGCACAGCACGCCTCCCCCGCCCGAGTAGCCTGAGCATCATGCTCATCGGCCGTATCCGCCCCGTCGAAACCCGCACGCTCGATGTGCCCGCCGACGTCAACGACGTCGGCGCGGCGATGACCTCAATGCTCCCGCCCGGGTGGGAGATCCAGTCGCCGAAGGATCGGACTATCGTCCGCGTCCACGGGGTGGAAGAGATCGAGGCTGAGGACATGCAGACGCTCGAGGGCAAGGTGCCCGAGGGATGGCAGCTGCTCTCCGTGCGCCGCGGATAGGGCCCGCACAACGACAAATACCCCTCGCCCTCCCTAAGGAGAGCGAGGGGCATTTCTGCGGCCGCTACTTGAGGTACCTGGTGAGGGGCTTCGCTTCCCAGTGGGACTTTGCGACGCCGTTCGTCTGGACGAAGTTCCCGCGGGAACCGTAGTAGAGGTCCTCGAACGTGACGCCCTCGAGCCATCCCTCAGCGATGCCCTGTGCGACCTTGGCGACGAAGTAGTCCCAGTCCGCCTGTCGGGTGGAGAACGGGTCGTTCTCGTCCAGCCGGTGGAAGAAGACACACAGCACGCCGTGGTCGACCTTGAGTCGACCAAACCAGGAATCCATGTTCGCTTGGTTCGTCGCGGAGGACGCCTGCACTTCGATGCCCTGCCGGTAGATGTGGTAGTTGTTGATCGGCGGCCACACCTGGTACGTGTCACGGACCGTCAGCGCGGTCGTTGAGAACGCGCTCCCGATGAACTGCGCCGTGACGAGCGGGTCCTCGACCGCAGCCGCGTTGTTCTGCACGTACGCTGCACGCCACATCCGACCCTGGTATCCGTACCGGCGACACCATTCGATGCAGTAGTCATTCTCCGCCGCGAGCTGCGCCGCTGTCATCCCGGAGGTGGCTCCACCGGTCTTGCCGTGGAAGGAGACGGAGTTGCCGTTCTCACGGGCCAGGGCATGCAGCTCGGCCTCCGAGATCGACTCGAAGATCGTCCCCACGTTGGTCGCGAACAGGTCCAGGTCGGGTGCCCACGTCACCGGCACGCTCAGGGCCTTCAGATCCGGGTAACCGCCTTCGACCCAGGAACGGTACCCGCGGTCCGCGACGATGATCAGCTTCGCCTTCGCCTGCACTTCCGCCCACACGTTGCGGACCGTGGCGACGGTGCCGAGGTCGATGTTGCCGCCGCCAATCCGAGTCAGGGACACCGTCGCGAAGTACGCCTTCCCCCACGTTGCTGCCCAGTTCGGAGCGAATGCCGAATCGAACAGCGCCGCGGGGAAACGGATCACGTTCAGGCCGTTGACCAGGTTCTGCACGGGTGTCGACGCGGACGAGCGTGTCCACGTGAAGGGGGCGGTGCGGCCGCTGTCGTGATTGATCTGGACAGTGATCGCGTTGACCTTTGAAACGTCGGGAATGTCGACGGCGACAGCGATCACCTGGGCTGGTCCGATCGACATCGGGGAGCCGAGAGTGACACGCGCTCCCATGCTTGTCAGTCCGCCCGCGGCGGTGATGCGCAGGCCGCTCGCGCTGCCCTGATACCCCTGACCCGGAACCACGGTCAGAGTCGAGTTGAGCGCGAGAGGGGACGCCGAGTCGCCGCTCAGCAGCGAGACGGTCGTCGGCATGTGCTTGGTCGGGCTCGGTTCGATCCGTGACAGCGCCTGCGTCCCCACCTCGGCCTGCACCTGTGCGCGAGCCGCGGCGATGAGAGGGTCGAGCTGCGCGCGCGTCTCCGAGTCGGGAGCGGCGATGTACGCGGCCGTGGCGGTGTCGTTCTCCACCGCGTTCACTCCCGGCAGACCACGCGGGACCTTGATGTGCAGATGCTGCCCCTCATCGCCCGTGATATCGGCTTCGATGGGCTGATCGGCCGGGATCGACTCGGCTGTGACCGTATCGAACGTCCCCGGCCGACCCTTGTCACCCTTGACGCCCTTGAACGACCCGAGCTTCGTCACGCCAACAGGCAGTGCCATGATGTCTCCTGTTCTGCCGCGGTCACGCGACGGTGCCCCAGTCGTTTGGGGGCTCAGTGTCGATGTATAGGCCCGCAGGGAGCGGGAACCCTGGCCACGGCGGACCGGCCCACACCGCCAGCAGTGACCCGCCGACCATGCCGCCGATATTCCCGCCGCCCACGAGGGCAGTGAACTTCCAGATGTCGAGGCCGGTGAAGTACGCGCCGTCGATAGATTCCTCGAACCGGCCGACCTCGATGATGTAGTCCACGCCGGCCGTCCCGCCGCGCGCGGGCCTGAGCTCGCCCGAGGGGACGAGCGTCATCGAGAAGGCGCCCGTCGCCGTGTTCAGGGTGACGGGCACTGGCGCGGCGGACACGAGCCCCTCAGGGCTGAACGCTTCGACCTCCGGGCGCACCCGCATGACAGGCATCGCGCCAGCGAGCGCGCCGAGCCCGATATCGGTGAGCGTTCCGGTGTACGCGTACGAGCTCACGACGGCCCCTCTCAGTTCAGCGGGTAACGGCGGTCAGTCGACAGGTCGGCCACCTGCTCAACATCCACACCGCCGGATCGCCAGGTGCCGTCCACGCCCTGCGCCATCTGCACGGCATCCTTCGGGACGGAGCCGAGGCCGATGCGGGTCAGCCAGTCGTTGAAGCCAGGGATGGCCATCAGGCGCGCCAGGAGACCCATGACGAGAGCCGTCACCGCGACGACGGCGTTCAGGACGACGAAGGTCCACCCGGGAACCACCAGGTGTGTCTGCGCGGCCAGGTACGCGGCCGCTGCGACGGCGACGCCGTTGGCGAGCGGGATCAGGACCACGAGGGCCTGCACTATCGTGCGCAGCACTCGCTGCGACTTGAACCAGATTTCGGGGGTCTTCATGATGCTCCGATCAGTAGGCAGGCGTTCCATCGCCCGGGGTGTCTGTGTCGTTGATTACGGCCGCGACCTTGTGCCGCTCCGATGTCGTCATGGTGGGGAGGGGCTGCACGCCCCATGCGGCGATGAGCCGGGCCACGTACGCGCGCAGAGCGTCGATCGCATCCCGCGCCGCGCGGTACCGGTCCTCGAGCTCGCCGTAGCGCTTCTCTTCGCTGATCAGGTCAGCGCGGAGCGATCGATTCTCCGTCCAGACGTCCTGGATGGGGATGGGCTGCTTCGGAGTGTGCGTCTTAGCCCAGATTGCGCCGACCAGACCGATGATCGCGACGATGATCGACCCGCCGACCGTGAGTGCGGTTCCGACGTTCTGTGCCAGCCATTCAGGCATCCGCCCCCTCCTCCACCCGAGCGCGGGCTGCCCGCCACTGGGCGACCGTGCGCAGGATGTTCCGCAGCCGGAGAATCGGGAACACCATTAGAGCGACCGGGAGCAGGGCGGGCGGAAGGCGCCCCCAGTCCCGATCGACGAAGAGCGCAACATAAGCGATTGCGATTGCGTACCCGACCATCCCAGCGAGCAGTAGCGCGGTGCCGAGGTACTCGATCCACACCCGCGCCGTCCACCGCGACACCACGACCCCGAGCAGGGCGGTGATGCACGCGATGAACAGCAGCGCCGGGAAGAGCTTCGCGTACGCCGGCCCCGTCGCTTTCCCTACGGTGGTCGCGCCGAGGAAGAATGCCGACCCGGCGTAGGTGCCCATGATCGTGTACTTCCACAGCAGTCCGACGTACGCCTCACGGCCCCCGATCGGGAAGTTCGCGGCCTGGTACGGCATCAGGATCACCCCTCCGCTTTGGCGAGCTCGACGGCCACCTTCGTCGGGGCGCAACGCTCCGCGGCGCGGATGAACGCGTTGAACATCGACTTCGTGTACCAGCGGCTGTCGCCGGTGTCGAACTGATCGGCGGCAGTGTTCGCGAACGTCGCGCCTGACTCGGTGAACGGCACAGCCCAGGCCGTGCCCGGGATGAGCAGTGCGCGCTGGTGGATCTTGCCTTTGGGCTTGTCGTCCACGGTGCAGTGGATCTGCTTGACGTCTGCCATGGTCTTTCCTTTCGGGAGGTCCGGCACGACGACCGGCTTCGATGGTCCTGCGGTTGCTGGCCCCCCGAGCAGCTGCTCGAGGGTCATGCCCGGGTCGGTTGCGGGCACGGGGTCGGGAGCGCCGCGGCCCTCCCACGGGTCGGGCGTCGACCGGTCGGGTACGATGCGAACGTGCCAGCCCCAGTGCCACCACTCATCGATGGACTTCCCTTCGACCCAGTTGAAGTTCCACCGGTGCGCGTTGCGTCGAAGCCACCAGAAGCACACGGAGCCCTGGCCAATGGCGAAGTCGACGGCGAGGCCGCGCATGTGGTTGCTGACCTTGTCCGGTGACGCGACCGGCCCCCCGGCGGCGATCCGGCCCCAGATGGCGCCCTGATAGCGGCGGTAATCACCCCACGGCGAGAACGCACCCTTGCGGTAGCGGCGGACGAAGATGTCATGCTGCTCACTGCGGGTGCGGTAGATGGACCGGACCCGCAGGCGCGTGTCGCACGTGCACTCGCGGTCGTGCGCGGCGCGCAGCGCGAGTAGGTCGCGTGCGAGCGCCGGGGCGGCAGGCCACCCGTCGATGCGGAAGAAGTTCATCGGCATGGTGGCCTCCTCGTCGGAGTCGTTTCTTGACTCTTGATTTGTCTTTACGTTTGTCTCTACGCTCAACACATGGTCAAGCAGCCGATGGTTGTCCGAAACATCCGAGTCACCGCACGCCTGTGGGATGATGCGAAAGCCGCCGCCGAGCAGAACGACGAGACGATCAGCGACGTCGTGCGCCGTGCCCTCACTGACTACGTGGAGAAGAACCGATGAAGACCCGCATCGCCGCCATCGCGTCCGCCGCAGTTCTCGTTGTCGGCGCGGGCACCGCCTACGCGCTCACCACGAACGTGCAGGAGCCGGCACCTGTCGAGATGCCCACTGTGAGCATTCCGACGCCGACCGAAACCGCAGTAACCGACGACCCTGCAGGCCCGACGCCTGTCAAGGAAGCGACGGCCGACTACATCACCGAGAACGATGACGCCGGCTACCTCGCAGAAGTCGAGAAGCGCACATGGCGAGTCACCGTCCTCGATCAGTTCAGTGACGCTGAGCTCATCGACATGGGTCGCGAGGGATGCAAGCAGATCAGCGAGGGCGTCAAGTTCGAAGACCTGCGCCTCGTCGAAGGCGAGAAGTACGACACTGGCGCTTGGCGCGACACCTCGGCCATCTTCAACAGCGCGCTTCTGAACTACTGCCCTCAGTTGATGACGATCCCTCCTAAGTGACGCGCCGCACGTATCCGAGCGAGTCGATGTAGAGCGAGTTGGTTGGCAGTCCCGCCGTCGCGCTGTCGATTGTGGGCAGCCCAGCGAATCGCAGCCCTGCCGCCGTTGAGATGATCGACGGTCCGCTGTTCGGGTAGAGGCCGATGCCGTCGCCGCCGCGGATCTCCGACGCGCCCATACCCATCCTGGCGACACCGCCCGACTGCTCGAGCACGATCTGGTTCCCGCCCTCGACGACGATTCGGCCACCAGCCTTCACCAGCAGGTCACTCATCAGTCGGAGGATTCCGGTGATATCGACGTCGCCGATGATGTCGCCGTTACCCGTGAGCTTCCAGATGCCGAGCACATTCAGCGGCCCGGTGATGTTCACGCTGCCGTCGATCGACCCGTTGCCGTTCAGCTCCCAGGCGCCGTTCACCGTCATCTTGCCGGTGAACGTCGTGGGGCCGGTGACCGACTGGGCGCCCTTGAGGTTGACAGGTCCGGTCCAGTCGAGCGTGCCCGACCCCTCAAGACGGCCGGACACGGACGCGATACCGGTGATCTGCAAGCCGCCGTCCTCAATCCTGATCCACCCGCCGTCGTACACGCGGATGCCGGCGCGGCCGATGGATGCGTTCTGGATCGTCTGCCGTGCGATGCGGCGGATCGTGCGGACCAGCTGACTCATCGTCATCTGCAGACCGGGATGGTCAACGCCCATCAGGCACCTCCTGTCGGCTGCACAGCGATCTTCTTCTGCTCGGACAGGTCACCGCTGATCTTCACCACGCGGCGGTCGTGGTATCCATCAGCGATCCACGGGTCACCGTCGAACCACAGCCGCACCACGTCGCCGACGTCGATCGGGGTATTGGCGGTGACCGTGAACTCCCACTGGAACGTCGGCTGCGCGAACGTGGCCAGATCCTGGTAGGCGAGTGCCGTCAGTTGTGACACGTTCGAGATGTTCTTCTTGTCCGTCACCCGGTCCAGCAGCGGGTAGGGCGAGGCAGTGTTGCGCTGCGAACGGACCAGCATGTCGACCTCGGACCCTTCGCCGACATAGCGGGCGTTGTTCGTCACTCGCAGGGCATCCGAGTTCTCTGAGAAGCCGGTGATTGCATCGTCGGCTGTGACATGGAACTCGCGCTGCACGCCCGACGTCCATGCGGGACCAGCGCGCATGATCCAATCGAAGTCACCGTTCGCGATGTTCCGAGGCTCGAAGTAGATGTCCAGCCCCTCGTCCAGGAGATCGGCGAGCACGTCTTCGACGGTCTCGACGTTGTACCCGTAGTAGGTGCGCGTGACTGCCGTGCCGCCGAAACCCGGAACCGTGACCGGCATTCCCATAGCGGGAAGTGTCGGGCCCGTGCGTCCGCGGAGTATCGCCTGAGCGGCGTGGTGTGCGAGCGACCCCGTGACGGTCTGCTTCCACAGTTCGACGTTCGGGGCGTTGTGGTCCCACGCGCCGCGGCGACCGAGTAGGGTCCACAGGTCAGCGAGGTCCACCCCTATCGATGACCGGCCCCGTTGGTACGGGCGGCCGGTGATGTATCCGCCGTATACCGTCTGCCCGTCACGGTCGAGCCGGAGGATGCGGCCCCAGTGCAGCAACAGGTCGCTCAGCGCCGCCTTCGAGAAGGTGCCGTCGATCGGGATCGTCGCCGAACCATCGCCGCGCGCGGACAGAAGCCGAGCCCACGTGAATGCGGAGACGGGCACCTCGTCGACGATGGCGCCGGTGATCGCGTCACAGGAGAACGCCTGCAACATGCCGCCTCCTCACACGTACGTGTCGGTGACCCGCTGGATCAGCGACAGGCCGTTGTTCACCACCGCCGAGGCGCCGGGCAGCCCTGGGCCGATCTGCCACGGCTCGTACACCGTGATCGCGCGCAACTGCCGCACGCCACCGATCCAAAGTCCGCCGGACGCGAAGTCGATCGTGTGCGGCGCCCCAGCGGTGAGAGCTTTCGTCACGACGACACGTCGCCCTGCAGGGCCGGTGACGGTGTACCCGCCCGCAGCCGTGCCGGACACGATCAATTGCGGGCGAGCGGGGAAGTTCCCCCGATTCACCGCCACCGTCCCACCCGGGAAATCATTGACCTCGCCATACTTGCGGGGATCGGCAGCGACCAGGCTGAGCATGAACCGGCCACGATGTAGGCCGTGCCGAATGCCAGCATCCTTGAACGTCGGCTTAGCCCCTCGCCGAACCTTCGCCCACAGCGGTTGCTCCTGATGCTCCACAGTTAGCGTTTCCGCACCAGACGCGCAAACGCCCATGATCCGATCGCGGATATTCCGAAGCTTCGCCGCGGAGTCCGCAAGCGCATGACCGTCTACTGTGATGACTCGCGACCCCTGAAACACCGGGAAGTCAAACTCGCCGTGCTGGGAGGGGCGGTCGACCGACTCCCTACGGGAATCCCCGCCGCCGTCCTCCCAGCCCTCAAATCCATCTGGGCTGACGTAAAGCCCGGTCACGTTCGCCAGGTCATACGGCGCCCCAAGGATCGCCACTCCCGCGATACTGATGCGAAGCATCATGCTCCTCTCAGCGCGGCTGCCAACATCTGGTTCGCGAGCTCAGCGCCTTCACGCGGATCGGTCTTATCGAAATGGTTCACCTGCGACACCGCCGGGCCACTACGACCCAGGGTCGACGCCGCAGAAGCGTCCGAACCGCCGCCGGCAGGCGGAAAACTGGGCACGTCCGGGAACGGCGGTTCCCCGCCACCCATCCCACCCAGCCACTGATCCCAGAACGCCTCACCCGACTGCTGCAGCCCCGTCCAACCAGAACCCGAGAACGGGCCACGCTTGGCCGGCGAGTTCGGGAAGTACCCCCGTACCCAGTCGAGGATGCCCGACACGGTCGACCCGATCGGGGTCTGCTTCATTCCGGCCAGGAAGCCCTCGATAAGCGACCGCCCCGAGTTGACCAGAGTCTTCCCGAGGTCGCCGAGCGCGTTCTTCGCGCGCTCAGGGAAACCGCGTATGAACTCGATCACCTCGTCGATCTTGGTCTGCACGACCAGACCGAAGGCTCCGAACGTGTTCTCGACCGAGACCTTCAAGTTGCCGAGCCAGCGAATGACGTCCGCGATGGGTCCGTTCATGTTCGCGATCTTCTCGCCGAACGTTTCCGGGGCCGTCGTACCCTCCATCACCGCGGACGCACCACCCCAGATCGTTATTAGGTTCCCGAGAGACCCGCTGAGGAACCCGACAATCGGAGTCACTTCCTTGATGAGCTGCAACATTCCGGGCAGCGCTTCCGCGAAGTCGTCCACCAGACCCGGAAGCTGCGGCAGCAGCTCCTCAGCGAGATCTACAAGCGACGGAAGGACGTCCTCGAACGCCTGAGCAAGCTCGGGACCGTGTTCGTCGACCATCCTGTCGATGACCGGGAACACGTCTTCTGTCAGCAGATCAACGAGATCAGACATCACCGGCAAGAACTTCTCGCCAAGCTTCGCCTGCAGGTTGTCCCACTCCGCAGCCATACGCTGCTGCTTGCCCGCGAGAGTGTCCGACTCTCGTGTAAAGGCGCCCTGCGCGTCCGTCGTCTGCTCGTACAACGCAGCGAGCGTCTCCTGGCGCTTCGCCTCGTCCTTCGCCGGCCCCTCGAGGTCGTCGAGCCCCTTCGCGAGGAGACGGGCCTCGAGTACGGCGTCGCTGATGCTGACGCCGTACCGCTCGATCGGGTCGCGCTCACCACGCAGCAGGCTGGACACAGCAGATACAGCGTCTGCGGTTGTCCCGCCATACGTCGCCGCTAGGTCCGCGGCAAGCTCGATCAGCCCACCGGTCTTCTTCGTGACGTCGTCGAGCGGGACACCCATGTTCTTCAGCTGCGAACCGATGACCGTGGACAGCTCGTTGTACTGGTTCCGGCTCAGACCAACAGCCTCGGCGGCGCCCTCTGCCCAGTCGTGGATCTGCTTCGCGGAGTCCTTAAACCCCGCATCGACACCGCCGATGGACTGCTCAAGACCAGACGCCAGGTCGATCGACCCGAGGACAAAGTTCTTCGCATCACGGAACGCGTCAGCGACGATGTTCCCGATACCAAGCGCTGCGAATGCGGCGACCAGCGGCTTTGAGAACGACTTCACGCCGCCAGTGACATTCGATCGGAACCCCTTGATGCCCTTGTCGCCCGCGTCGGCGATCTCATCCCCGGCCCGGTCGGCGGCGCGGGCTAGTTCGCTCTGCGCCTTCTTCAGATCTTCAGTCGCTTCTTCCGTGCGCTCGTGCGCGGTCTTCAACTGCCGAGAGGCAGTCTCAAGCCGCTCCTGCGCACGAATGACCTGCGACGAGTCACGCGCATACTTCTGGTTCGCCTCGTTCAGCTGCGCCTGAGCGACCCGCACCTTGCCGATCGCGTCCTGCTCACGCAGCCGCGCCGTCGACAGCGCCCGCGACGTCTTAGCGACATTCGCCTCAAGCGCCTTCGACACCTTGTCGGCGGTGCCCTTCGCGGAGTCCTCAAACGCCCGCTTGAAGCCACTTCCGGCGTTCTTACCCGAGTCGGCCCCGGTCTTCGAGAAGATGCGAGAGAAGCCCGACGCTGCGGTCTTCGCGCTGGTGTCCGTCTCTTTGGAGACCATGCGGCGGAAGCCCTTGAACGTTGGGACGACGGCTACTTCGGCGACAGCAACCTGAGAGGCCATGCACACCCCCTATCGGTTCCGGAGCGCACTCCGCTCAAGGAGCTTCCGCTCCAACTCGGCTCGCTCAGCGGCCGTCACATCAGCGTTCGGGTCCTTCGCGGACCACGGGCGAGGGAGCTTGATCGGCTCCTTCGCCGTCTTCGTGTCGCGGTGCACGTTCATGTACCACTCGGCGTGCAGGATGCCTGCGATGTCGGCATACGACGCGGCCCAGTCGAACCCGGCCATCTCGGCCGCGATATGCGATCCGGTCTCGCGCCGCAGCTCCCGGAGCAGCTCGGCAGCACGCCCATATCGGAGTCGGCGGGTGCCGAGGTCGTCGATGTCGAGGTTCAGGTACCGCTGGAAGTCCCAGCGGACAGCGGGGCGGTGCTCCTCTACGAACGAGAGGAGCCCGAGGATTCCCCCATCTCGAGGCCCATCGCTTTCGCGAACTCGGAGAACACGGCCTTCTGCAGGCGCTTGCGCTCGACGACACCCATCACTGCGTAGGCGTCCTGAAAGTTCGCGCCCAGGTTGCCAGCGAAGATCTCGAACTGATCCTCCTCGGAGCGATCCTCGTCGTCTGTACCCATCGCCATGCGGATGAGGTCCGGGGAGAAGTCGAGATCGATGGCCAGTTCGAAGCCTGCCTTCGTCGTGTAGTGCAGGACGTCGTCTTCGACCGTGTAGGTGCGCGCGGCGGTCTGCGCGGTCGTGGCCGGCTTCTTCGCCGCCGGGCGCTTCGTGGCCGGGGGCTTGCGGTCTGCGGGCTTGCGTGCTGCTGGAGCAGCCATAGTGGGTCTCCTTCGTGGGTGTGTGGGTGGTGTGGGTGTGGAGCGGGCGCCGAGCCACCCACGAGGCCCGGCGCCCGCCGTCAGGGTCAGGCTGCGATGACCCACTCACCGAAGTGAGCGTTGCCCGTCGCTGCCGAACGGTTGATCTTGAAGGTGATCGCGTAGCCGAGCACCTCGCCGCGTGTCGAGCGGTCCTCGACGACCGACTGCACCTGTGCATTCGCTGCGACCCGGCGACGGATGGCGCCGGACTTCGCGATCTCTTCGGTGAACACGACGTACTGGGTTGCGTGACCGCCGCCGTCGAAGTTGATGTAGCCGTTCACGTCGGGGGTGACGCCAGCCATCAGCTCGCGCACCCACGGGTCTGTCTGAGCGGCAGTGATCGATAGGGTGACGTTCGCGAGGCCCGACGGCAGCGAATAACCGTCCTGCCAGAACTCAATCGCGTCGCCCGTCTGCTCCCAGGTCCACTGCGGCCCACCATCGGTCTTCAGAAGACCGATCTTCTTGAAGGCCAGGTCCAGCGCCGGGATAAGCGGGTCGGTAGCACCCGCAGCGGGCGTAGGGATGGCAGTCCCGAATGGGGCTACTCCGATGAAGCCGGTGACCGGCACGAAAACCTGGGTGATGTCGTTGCCCTGCGTGTCCGCAGCCATAGTTCTTCCTCCTGGAAACGAGGAAGACCCCCGGCTGCCGCGCGGAGGTCTTCAAGGGGTTGGGTGTGGGTGGATCAGAGTGCCGAGCCGACGACAGCCAGCTCGAACGTGAGATATCGGCACGCTTCGGGACGTGCGTCGTCGACCTTGAACGGTCCGGCGGATGCTGTGACCGCGGCGACGGGGTTACCGGGTTCGACGCGGGCGCAGTCGCGGATCAGTGCGCGTACGATGCGCGCCAGGTCGTTCGCGTCCTTCGGGAGCGACTTCGTGCCGGCGTATATGGTGACGCCAAGGGCAGCGGAGTCGACATTGAGTTCGACTTCGGATGAACCGTCATCGCGGACAACGACGAGGCGTGCGGGCCATGCAGTGTTCGGGGCGGGTTCCTTGTTGTCTACCTTCACGCCCTGACACACCGGTTCGGGGCGATCGGCGAGCTGTGTGCGCAACCATCCGGTGAGCCACAGCTCAAGATCGGCGTGAATGATCGCAGTCATCGCTTGTTCCTCGCCGCTTTCTTCACCGCACGCGCCAGATTGCCGGTCTTGGCCTCCACGATCAGAGACTTCGGATCAGTGGCTTCAACCACCCCGACCGCACGCTTCTGATACTTGATGCGCGTAGTGATGCCGTTCTTGTACGCCTCGGTGTCTTCCGGGGCTGACGCGCGCGCCTCCCTGGCGATGCGGTCCGTCTCACGCTTGACCACTCGGACGACGCCCGGGTCGTGGGTGAGTGCGTTCAGATCCCAGCCCGTAAGGCTCATCGGTCACCCCTCTGTCATGTCGAGCGGAATCTCAACGACCGGTTGCCATCCCGTGAACGGGTTGGTGTCGGCCGAGGGCCGCACGTTGACGTACAGCACTTCTCCGCCCCGCCAGATCCCGTCGAGGCCGCGAGTCCCGCCGCGACGGATTCGGTCACCGGGTTGCACGTCCACGAGAGGGTCTGTGCAGTACAGCGACTTCGCAATGAGGATCTGCGCCCGCGTCGCGTCTACCGGCGCCACTGATGACGACGACGCCACGAACGCGCTGTTGATCTCGAAGTACGCGAGCGGGTCACCCCACGACCCCGGCACCGTAGCGCCGGGGTCGTAGGGGTCCACAATGGGCTGACGGCGTTCCCGCAGCACTCGTTCACCGAAAGGAAAATCCATCAGAAGACCTCCTCCGCGTCACGGGCCGGGTTACCGAAACGGATCGCGTCCGGTGCGGCCATCCGCACCGATCGGATACTGCCAGAGCCCACGATCGCGTCGAGCTCGTCAAGCTGCTCCGGAAGGAACCACTTGAGCAGGTGAGCTCGCTGGTTGTAGCGGACGTTCGCAGGCCCAATGGTCTGCGCATCTACCGCCACGTTCGGCTGACCGAGCTTCCGCACGATCGCGTCCGCGGCGACCGATACGAATGCCGGTTCAGTCGGGTTTACGACGGGCGGTGACGTGATCCGGTCCCCGTACCGCGCATTCAAGCGGAGCGCGAGGACCGGAAGCCACGCCTCAGCCCTTGTCTTCTGCGCCTCCGTCAGCGTCGGAAGGAACGGCGTCAGCTTCGCCATCGTGAGCTCGAGCACGGGCCGCTCCCTTCTTCACTGCCGTCTTGCGCTTCTTGGGCGAGTCGTTCGCCGCAGGGGTGGAAGACCCGGGAGCCTTCCACCCCTGCGCGACGTACGACTCGGCGACCTCATCCGGAACCGTCACCTGACGGTTCTTTCCGGGATGCGTGAGTGTGATGCTCATGCTTTGCCGCCTCCTCGTGATTACGGGACGACCGGGGCCGGGGTGACCGCAGCGACCGGCTCCGCGGCGGAACCAGCACCCGTGAGGATGTTGCCCAGCGCGTACGCGTAACGGGCCTTGAACCGCAGCGCCACCATGTCACGCTCAGCCAGGTTGATGCCGCCGACAGTTGCCTGGTCGAGGAACTTCACCTGGATGTCGGAGCGCTGTCCGATCATGACGCGGCTGCGGTCTGCGACGATCGCCGTGGCGAGTGCCGGATTCCATGCGCCGTTGTCGACGAACTCCGCGTCGAGGCCGGCGATGTCGTCCGAGAACGAACCGTCAGCGCCGAGCGTGCGCGACAGGATCGCGGTGCCGTCCGACGCGCGAAGGTTCGCGAGACGGAAACGCAGGCCGCGTGCCGAGAGGATCGACGTCGGGTTTGCACCCGAGTCTGCGACCGCACCAGCCGCCTGGAAGATCGACCCCGCGAGGTCGTCCTCACCGGGCGTTGCCGACACCTGGAACACGTTCCCGGCGGCGGTAGCGGCAGGGAGCAGGGCCGGGTCGGTCCACGTGGTCGGCTTGTTGACGCCGAACAGGACCGCCTGGTCGAGCACCTTGCCGATCGCACGCCCGCCCAGAACCGACAGGTTCTGAAGACCGTCCTCCGTCATGTCCTCGAGGACATCCTCGTGGATGGGGATGATGACCGCGACCTCTTCGACCACGAAGCGCTTGTTGCCCCATGCGGCCTCAGAGGTCGGCTTCACGCCGCTCGGGTCGGTTGCGGACTCCTGAACCCAGCCGGCCTCGGGGAGGGCGGTCAGGACGGGAGCGTTGGTGATCTTCGTGCCCAGCGGGATGGTGCCGAAGGCGCGGATGACTGCGGAACCCTGCTGGTCGCCCGCAGCCTGAAGGAACACATTGCTGTACTCCTCCTGGATGAGCGTCGCCACATCGGCGCGCGTGATGTCTGCCATTTGATGTCTCCTTCAAGACAAAAGCCGCCCCAAAGGACGGCCGAAAGTGGTTGGTTGAGAGATGCAGGGTCAGGAAGCCTTGCGGGTCGCGCCAAGAGCTCGGAGCGCCGCAGCCGCCTTCCCCTTACCGGCCTCCGGGGCCGTGTCAGTCGGTTCACCCTGTCCAGGCTTCGGTCGCGTGCGCGGAGTCGGCTTCGTGCCCGCCTTCAGCAGGTACGGCTTGTCCGTCGCGAGCTTCTCGATCGCCTTCTTGATCGCGTCGCCGTCCGGCTCGTCGTCCTTCACCAGCTCCTCAGAATTGAGGAACGCGAGAACATCGCCCGGGTCTGTGAAGCCCGCAGCGGTAGCCGCGACCTTCACTTCCGACGACACCAGCCGGCCGAGGAACTTCGTCCGCGTCTCACCCGCCGCCTCAGCACGAGCGGCTTCGAGGGCCTTCTCGTGCTCGGTCTTCTGCGAGTCGAGGTGCTTCTGATACTCCTCGAGCTTCTGCTTCACGGTCGCCGCGTCGCCGCCGTACTCCGCGACGAGCTGCTGCTTCTGGCGAGCCAGGCGCTCCTGGAACATGCGGTCCAGGTCGGCC